CTGTAAATGCAGCATTTGAACGTAAAAGAGCAAAAGACCAATTGTTTATGGAAAGATTGGATAGACTTGATAAAAGAGATTATCTTAGAATGAAAAAAAAAGTGGGTAATGTGCTTTCTAAAACAGCAAAAGCTCTACCAACAGTTTTAAGTGGGGCATATACTCTTTTGAAACCAAGTGAGTTAGGTTCAGCAGAGTTAAAAGACATGGAGAAAAAAAAATATGGTGGCCCTGTGGGCGTGAAAATGGCAAAGGGTGGCTTTAAAAAGAAAACACCAATTTATTAGGATGAATTATGGCCACATCAGGAACAACTACATTTGATCTCGATATTGACGATATCGTCCAAGAAGCATATGAGCGAACAGGTGCTCGTACTAACAGTGGGTATGATTTAAAATCTGCAAGAAGAAGTTTAAATATTCTTTTCAGCGAATGGGGAAACCGCGGAGTTCACTTGTGGAAAGTAGAACTAAAAGAACAATTACTGACAAACGGGACAGCGACTTACACAGCACCAACGAATGCGAATGATATTCTTGAAGCTTATGTGAGTACAACAACAGGTACAACTTCTTCAACAAATGATGTTTCGTTAACAAAAATCAGTAGAAGTGAATATGCGGCTTTGCCTAATAAAGGTTCTACAGGACAACCTTCACAATATTATGTGGACAGACAAACAACACCTACGATAACGTTATATCAAACACCAGATGCCTCTACTTATACTTATGTAAAATATTATTATTTAAAAAGAATTGAAGATGCTGGAGGTTATACGAATCAAGCAGATGTTGTGTTTAGATTTATACCGTGTATGGTCGCTGGTCTAGCATATTATTTGTCTATGAAGTATAATCCACAAGTAGTACAACAAAATAAATTAATTTATGAGGATGAGTTGTCACGGGCTTTAAACGAAGATGGACAAAGAACATCTGTTTATATAACCCCTCAAACTTATTTCCCACAAGGAGTGTAATATGAAAGGTATGCGTATATTTAAAAGACAAGTGGGTGGCTATATGTCAGCACTTGAAAAATCTCGTCCTGAACTGTACAAAACAATCAAAGCATATAGGGATAGATTAGACAAGCCCGGTGAACAAAAAACTTTTGATAAACGTGCAAATATTCAATTTGCAACAAGTCTAAATATGCCTAAGCAAATGCGAGAGGCATATTATAAATCTATTGAAAAACAATTTGCTAAACCATCAGAAGAACAATTCAAAAAACTTAGAGAGGATCTAAAATCAGAAAGATTTACACCCACTCGTCAATATTATGATGAATCTATGATGGGTCCAACTAGAACTACAGGATATTATAGAGATATGTCCCCTGAAATAGCAGAAGCAGAAAAAAAATTAAAAGGTCTTACATTTACTGAAAGTAAAACTAGACAAGTACCTGTTTACACTTACTACGAGGGAGCTAGTGGTCCTCCAGGATTAGCAGGAAGTAGACCAGGTGTGGCTAGAACTACAACACAAATTCCAAAGGGGTCTACTTATTCCCCAGCTCAACAATCTGGATTTATGACAACTCCCGCTGGTTATACGAGTCCATCAGGGCAAAGATATTCAAGAACAGGTAGTAAAAATGTTACAGAAACGTTTACACGTCCGCAAAGAGCAGGTGATCCAGAGTATGATAAACAAGCCGCTGCTCTAAAAAGATTACGAATACGCGACAGTTTTAAAAATATGCCACAATTTACAGGTCAGGGTAATTTAACTTCTCAAAATGTTTATCAACAATTAGGTATGGCAAAAAGTGGTGGTTTAAAAGAAGATATACAAAAAATAAAAAAGAAAGAACAAAAATTTTCTTTAGGAGGTCGTGCCTCTGTTCGTGGAACAAAGTTTAAAGGGGTGTTCTAAATGCCCTATGCGCGTGGTAAATATGCAAAAGCAATTTCAGATCGCTCTGGTATGGCCTTTCCTTACAGAGAGATGGTCAGAGAATGGAATGGGTCTTTTGTTCATAAATCAGAATATGAAGGTAAACAACCTCAGATTAGAAAAAAACATATCACTGCTGATGCAATTGGATTAGCAAATGCCAGAAGTCAAAGATTTCAACAACCAATACAACCTTTTTTAAACGATTCTACAGCAGATCAAACTGTGACAGATTCTGGAGGAGGAGGGCAGGCTGTTGTTAATTTAACACTTCCAGGTGATTTTGCTTTTAGAACAGAAGGTTCTATTTCACAAACATCAACAGATGCAAATCCACAATATGGAAGTATGGTGCCTGATGATGGTTCTGCTGAAAATAGAAAAAGAGAATTAACTGCTGTGGTTGGTAATGTTACTGTTGATGCTCTTGTAATAACTCAAACTTTTGCTGTCACTGTAGTGGGAGGTAATCCCTCAAATCATCCATATCATAATGTAGGGTCAACTAACAAATTTGCTATAGATGGTTCTACTGCAACTGCTGATGTAACATTAACTTTTAAAAGGGGTAAAACTTATCGTTTTGATCAAAGCGATTCATCAAATGACAATCACCCTTTGAGAATAAGTGCAACAGCAAATGGCACACATGGGGGCGGCACTGAATATACAGTAGGAGTAGCAACGAATGGGGTTCCTGGACAAAGTGGGGCTTACACACAAATTACTGTCGCAAGTGATGCTCCTACATTATATTATTATTGTCAAAACCACTCGGCGATGGGGTGGACTATAAACGTTGAGGATTAAATTATGGCAATAACACACGCAAATTTTTTAACACAAGTGAGAAACTATACAGAGGTTGATAGTAATGTATTGTCAGACACTCTAATAGATCAATTTATTAGAAATGCAGAACTAGATATCGCTGGTAAAGTTGACTATGATGATTTAAGGAAGTATGCAACAACATCTACAATTGCTTCACAAAGGTATTTGAGTATGCCTTCTGACCTAATCTATTTACGATCTGTCCAAATAACAAATTCTGGAGTCAGAGATTTTTTAGAAAAAAGAGATACAAGTTTTATTTCTGAATTTAATCCAAGTGAGACAAACGCTACACCTAAATATTATGCAAATTGGGATGATCAAAATATTGTTCTGGCACCAACACCTGATCAAGCGTACACAATTCAAATCAATTACATTATTGATCCTCCTCATTTTACTTCATCAAACAGCACATTTTTGTCAACCTATCAAGATCAATTATTATTATATGGTGTATTAGCAGAATGTTTTTCTTATTTAAAAGGCCCTATGGATATGTACAAATTGTATTTAGACAAGTATAATGAAAGCACTCAAGGTTTTGCAATGCAACAAATGGGTAGTAGAAGACGAGGGCAGTATGAAGAAGGCGTTCCAAGAATTCCAATTCAATCACCCTCACCTTAAAATATGGAGTAATTATGGCAATAACAACTAGTGTAATATGTAATTCTTTTAAAAAAGAACTTTTTGAAGGAACTCATAATTTTAAACAAACTGGAGGCAACTCTTTTAAACTTTCTTTGTACACTAACAGTGCTGTACTAGGTAAATCTACCACAAGTTTTACCACTGATGCACAAGTATCAAACTCAGGACAGTATACAAGTGGTGGCGGAGCTTTAGTAAATGGTGGCACATCATTATCAACTAATACAGCGATTGTGGATTTTGCAGATCGTTCTTTTACTGGTGTTACATTAACAGCTCGTGGTGCATTAATTTATAATGACACAGCATCAGGAGATCCGGCTGTATGTGTTTTAGATTTTGGTGGTGATAAGACTGCTACATCTGGAACATTTACAATTCAGTTTCCTGCTTTTACTGCAAGTGCAGCTATTTTAAGAGTTACATAGAGTAAAGTATGTCCAATGGATGGGGACAATTAACTTGGGGCGAAGGTCTTTGGGGTCAGCAAGGTGACCAGATTGTATCGTTAACAGGTTTTGCTCTTACAACAAATTTAGGTGGGTTCACTCAAACAACAGTGGGTGAAGCTACTGGTATCGCTCTTACCTCATCATTAGGAACAGCCGTAGGTTTTACAGATTTTGTAGCGCAACCAAGTGGGTTAAGTTCAACTCTTGGTTTTGGTTCAATAAACTTTTTTAACGACAGTGTTGAATCACCAAGTGGAGTTGCTCTGACAACAGCGATGGGTTCTGTCACCACTTTTGCTGATGTTGAGATGGCAATTACAGGATTTGATTTAACAGCTTCCCTTGGGTCTATTAATTTAATAAATTGGGAGGAGGTTGATGTGGGCACCTCCGTTGTATGGACAGAGGTTGATAGAGCAGCATAAATGATTTATAATGTGAACTAATAAAAAGGAATAGTATGGCGTCAACATTTTCAACAAGTTTAAAACTAGAATTACAAGCAACTGGCGAAAATGCTGGTACTTGGGGTACGAAAACAAACACAAATTTAGAGTTAGTTGAACAAGCTGTCGGTGGTTATGAAGAGGTATCTATCGCAGGTGGAGCAGGAACTACTGCATTAGCAATGTCAGATGGTGCAGCTTCTAATGCACGAAACATGGTTGTAAAACTAACGGGAACAATTACAGGAAATAGAATCGTTACTGTTCCTGATAGCATGGAAAAAGTTTATATTGTTTCAAATGGAACTACTGGTTCTTTTACAGTTCAATTTAAAACAGTAAGTGGAACAGGATATACTTTTGTTGCTGCTGATAAATCAGTAAGAGTATTATTTGCCGATGGCACAAATATTGTTGATACAGGAATAATTAATACATCTTCTACTGACACACTTACAAATAAAACATTGACTAGTCCAACTATTAATGGAGCTACGACCACAGGTAGTATTGCCAACTCGGCTACAATTGCAGGTGGCACCATCAGTGCTGTCACTTTGACAAAACCTAGAATTGCTGATGCTGGTTTTATTGCTGATTCAAATGGGAATGAGCAGATAATTTTTCAAGAAACAGGCAGTGCTGTAAACGAGTTAGAAATAACGAATGCGGCTACAGGTAATGATGTAGGACTTGCAGTTACAGGCGGAGATACAAATGTTGGTTTAGCTTTTACTGCTAAAGGTGCAGGACGATTTAAATTTAATGATGCTGCTTACATTCCTGAACAAACATTATCAGACGGATCTAATATTGATTGGGACGTGCAAGCCAAACCAGTTGCCAAAGTCACATTAGCTGGCAACAGAACATTAAATAATGCAACTAATGGTGTCGCAGGTCAATTTGTAAGCTTGTTAGTAATTCAAGATGGTACAGGTTCAAGGACTTTATCTTTTGCATCAAACTATGAGTTTGCATCAGATACGGCTCCAACGTTAACTACAACTGCTTCCTTAGGTGACTTCTTTGTATTTTATTACAATGGTTCTAAATTTGTTGAAGTAGGTAGAAATCTTGCATTAACATTGAGTTAGGAGAAATTATGTGGGCATTAGTTAGAGCAAATCAGGTAATTAAAATTTTTAATGGTGCTCAAGCATTTGAGCATAATGATATAAAACATCCTGCAAATATTTTTTCAAGTTGGAGTGCTGAAGAAAAGGCAGCTATAGGTCTTTATCCAATTCAAGAGGATAGAAGTAATGTTAAAGATGAAACATTTTATAAAAATAGAGAGGGTGGTTATGCTTTTGATGCAACAAATAAAGTAGTAAAAAAGGTCTGGAAAACAGCAGAAGACCATGAAATGGAAGATAAGACAGTTAATGGTGAAACTGTTGAAGGTTTAAAAACTAAAAAAGTTAATGAAGTAAACAACCAAGCTTATGATATTCTCAAAGACTCAGATTGGATGGTAATCAAAGCTAGCGAAGTTTCTGATTATTCTTTGCCAGACAATGTTTCTAAATTTAGAACTGCAGTGCGAGCAAAATCAAACGATATGGTCACAAGAATAAAAGCAACAAAAGATGTAAGAGTTTTAGAAACGCTATATAAATATTCAAATACAGGCACAGAATCTAAACCTGTGATGACCAGACCTTTAGGGGAGTTTCCAAAGCTGGAGGACTTCTAAATGCCAATAATAATTCCAGGCAATCGTTTAGCTAGCACAGGACATACGATTAGTCAGTCAATTAGGTTTAACCCTGATGATAGTCCTTATATGTCAAGAACTTTTGGTACAGCAACTGATGCAAATAAATGGACATTATCTGCTTGGTCTAAAGTAGCACAGTCTGGTAATGGAATGAGATTTTTAGAAGCTGGTGGTAGTGCTGGTAGTGAAGATTTTGTAGGTTTTGGAGGCAGTTCTGGTTATGAAAAGCTTTATTTTTGGAAAAGAACATCATCAAGTTATAATTATAATTTAACAAGCACTCAATTTTTTAGAGATCATTCAGCATGGTATCATTTTGTATATGTATTTGATAGTAGTAATACAGTAAGCACAGACAGAATGAAAGCTTATGTTAACGGACAAAGAATAACAGATTTTTCAACAGAAACATATCCTAGTTCTGGTTTAGCATCAAGAATTAATACAGCAGTTGAGCATAGAATTGGTGAACCAGTATATGGTGGTGGTCATTCTGATGGTTATGTTGCAGAAATGGTATTCTTAGATGGTCAAGCATATGACCCTAGTTTCTTTGGTGAATTTAATGACTCTGGAATCTGGATACCCAAAGATGTAAGTGGTTTGACGTTTGGAAATAATGGATTTTATCTTAAAGGAGCAGACTCGTCTGCTTTAGGAACAGACAGTTCAGGAAATGGTAATAATTTCACGACAAGTGGACTTGCAGCAGATGATAAAAAAACCGACACACCAACAAATAATCATGCTACATGGAATCCTCTTACAGGTTCAGCCCAAGTATATTCTAATGGTAA